GTTCCACGTCCCGCGCTCGTGCCACATGCCCGTGGTCGGGTCGAAGACGATGGTGACGCTCTCGGAGGGGAAGTTGCACACCACGAAGGGATGGCCCTCCTGGGTGTAGGAGAACATCTCCGCGTCCGAGACGGTGGCGAAGCCGTCGAGCAGGGCGTCGATGGCGGGGGTGCTGACCCGCTCCTCCTGGTATCCCGCCCCGCGGTAGATGACCCGGTCGTCGCCGATCCAGTACACCACCCCGTCGACCGAGGTCACCGCCCGCGCCCCGATGATGCCGCACTGGAGGATGGCACCGGCGACGCGTTCCAGGGGAAAGTCGGCGGCGCCGGTGTTGACCCACACCTCCGTGGTCTGGTTGCCGAAGAGCCACACCTCGGAGCGGTTGACGAACACCCGCACCAGCCCGTCCGTGGAACTCTCCGCCGCGGCGAAGTCCAGCGCGTCGTAGGCGGTCAGGTCGCGCAGGTCGGAGAGAAAGAACTCCTCGCTATCGGGCCGGGTGAACACGCCGTACCCGTCGATGTAGTCGACCGTCGCAGCCTCACCGAAATCCGGGTCCGTCACCTGCGCGAACGCCGCGGTGTCCTTGTTGTAGACGTAGAGGTCGTAGAGGTCGTTCAGCACCCCGAGCTGGTAGCCGTTCTCCACCATGTAGACCGGCCCCGATCCCGGGACGGTCCCGAGGCTGGTGGCCGCCCCCGTCGACGTGACCCGGTACAGCGCATTCCCCGACACGACGTACAGCACGCCGGCCATAGGCTTCTGCCCGCGGATCGGGCCGGTTCCCACGGTGGCGAAGGAGGCGAGGCCCGGCGTGCCGTACAGCACCACCGGTGACTTGGCGTCCTGGGGCGCGCTCTCCGGGTAGAGGTTCATGAGCCGTTGCGCGGACAGCGGCTTGGACCGGGACCGGTAGGACTGCGTGGCGAAGGGGACCTTGAGGGTGGGCATCAGCGCACCCCCAGGTCCACGCCGATCATCACGGAGGCCGGCTCCACGTCGAAGCCGCGGGCCGTGTCCAGGCTCTCCGCCGCGATGGCTGCCACGTCCGCCCGCAGCGCCACCCCCACCACGGGAGCGAGGCGGACGGCGAGGTTGTAGGTCAGCGCCTCAAGCCATTCCTGGGGAAAGTCGGGGTTGTTGTTCGCGGCGTCGAAATCCTCGATCTGCCGGGCGTAGGTGAAGTGCAGCGTCATGCTGTTGCCCGTCGCCATCGGGGGCCAGACGTAGAGCCGGGCCTGGGTGAGCTGCGGGTCGTAGTAGAAGCTGGTCGGGATGGACGCGGTGCTCTTGTCCGGCAGGTCGAAGTAGTCCTCCCGGGACAGGGCCGTCAGCGGCGTGTCGATGCCGCTCTCGCGCCGGCGCACGGAGAGGATTTTGAGCGCCCGCACGGCGAAGTCCGGGGCGGTCCCGCCGAAGGTGTAGGACTGCCGGTCGGCGATGCTGGTGAGCTGGCCCTCGGTCTTGGTCCAGAGATGCGTGCCGGCGGCCTCCCACGCCTTGACCATGGCGTTGAGCCGGCGGGCGCAGCGGGCCACCAGGTCGGAGGACGGCGTCTCCCCGTCAGCCCCCACCCCCAGGAGGTCGAGGGCGTCGAGGATGATCTGATTGCGCGTCAGGTTGAAGTCGGTCGACCCGCTCGTTGCCATGGATCACCTAGAGGTCGTCGGGGGTCACGTCACCGGGGCTGACGAACACGTCGGCCGGGCGCGGGCGGGGATTGGGCACGGTCTGCGGATCGGGGACGCCGCGCACGAAATCCTGCGGCTGGCGGGGCTCCCAGCAGGTATCCGCGCAGACCATGAGGTTGTCCCAGGTCAGGCGGGTGTCCTCGGCATAGCGTTTGCGGGCGCACCGGTCGCAGATGCGGTAGAAGGTGCCCGGCCGCCAGGTGGTTTCGCAGCTCATGCCCACACCCGCTTGGGCTCGGTGGGATGCACCGTGTAGGGCTCCAGGCCATCAGGAGCATCGCCGCTCAGGACGCGCAGGTTGACGTGGAAGCCCTCATCCACCACGGCGGGGGTGATGATCTCCCCCTCGTCGTCCACCTCTGCCGGGGCGGTGACGATGGGCCCGATGGGGTCGAGGGCGTGGGCGTGGGAGGCGGTGAGCCAGCCGTCTTCGCCCTGGTAGGCGGAGAGCTTGGCCTTGGCGGTCGCCTCATCGGCAAAACGGAGCATGATGTCCATGGTCAGGCCCCCGTGATGGCTTGCAGTTGGGCATTGGAGAGGCGGCGGGGGTAGTAGGCGATGCGGCGGATGTGGCCGTTGAAGTACGAGGAGCCCACGACGCCCGAAAAGCGCAGCGTCGTCAGCCCGGTCGGGAGCGCCCCGCTGGTGTCCGTCCCCACCGTCCCACCGTTGAGGCAGGTGGCGTAATCGTCCGCCGCGTAGGCGCCGGCGTGCCGAAAATCGGCCCCTGCCGTGATGGCGCGGGCGATATCCGCTACTTCAGTGCCAGCGGAGACAACCGTGAGGCGGAAGCTGCCGGAACTGCCGATCCTCTGCATAATCCGGTTGTTGTCCGTGCCATCGTCATACCGGATGCCAGGGTTGCCCGATGTCACGCTGAGCAGGCGTCCCTCAAGCAGCGACGTGCCTTGGCTTGCGCTGAACCATGCCCCCAGGGCGATGGAGCACACGTCCGCGGAGCGGGTGACGGTAGCGGAGGTGGTGCGTATCCGGGAGGTCGGGAACGCCCCCACCTCCGCCTGATACTCGCCCTGGAATATGGCGTTGCCCGTCGCCGATGAGGCCCCGTTCGCGGAAACCGGGAAGAAATAGACGGTGAATGAAGTCTCCGTCGTCGTGGTGACGGTCAGGCGACACTCATAGACGCCGTCACCAAGATTGCGAATTGTATGTGTTGAGTAGACGACGTTGCCAGACCCGGCGGTATTGGTTCCGACGCTCCCGTTGGCTAAGTCGAACCATGCCGCGACATTATCCGAGGCCCCGTTGATGCGAACACGGGCGAAGTTGACATTGTCCGCCTTGGCCCAGAACGAAACGGTGATCGCCGATCCTGCCGCCACGGTGATGGTCTGGGCAATGGCGCTGCTGGCCGCGTTGGCGGTCACGCGGCTCAACCCACGCGGCCCGGCGCCGACGTTGACCGTGCAGCCGCTCCCAACGGCGGCCCAGCTGGCCGCGCTCGGGTCGGTGGACCGCACCAGCAGGTTCGTCCTGCTCTCCTCCACCAGCAGCCCCTTGGGCGCGAGGGTGACGGGGTCGTAGTCGAAGCGGGGCATGTCCACGGCAGCCGACTTCAGCAGCCCGTCCGCGCCGAAGTACGCCGCCGTCGATGCCCGGGTGAAGGTCACCGGGAACTGCCCGTTGCCGAACTGACCCGCCAGGAAGTCGATGTAGAGCGACGGCGACGGCACCCACAGCAGCGGGCGGGCGAAGGGCCGGACGATGGAGCGGGGGATGGTCCTGGCGAGCGTCACCGGATGCTCTCCATGGCGTGGCTGAGGGCGGCGTTGGCCTCCAGCGCAAGGTCAAGCTCGTGCTGCGTCGCGCTCACCTGCGCCTGGAGGGTGGCGCACTCCACCCTGAGGTCGGCTGCCTGGCGCTCGGACTGGTCGAGCCTGGCCCGCAGCTCGTCGCGCTCCTGCGAGACGCTGCCCAGCATCGTGGACAGCGTCTCGATGGCCTTGCGCAGCCCGAACATCTACAGGAGCCCGATGACGGTCGCGGTGGCGGTCGTCCCGGTCTTGTTCGCCCGGATGTACTTCCACGGCCCGGCGATGACCGCCGCCCCGGAGGTGGAGCCGGTGGCGAAGTTGACCGCCTGGACCCAGGACGAATTGTCCACCGAGACCTCGATGGCGACGCTGTCGCTGGTGTTCTTGGACACCGTGACGGAGCGCTCCTGCGACATGGTCGAGCGCCAGTCCAGGGGGTAGGACGTGCCCGCCCCGGCCGAGCTGGTGTCGAGCAGCGTGTGTTGCGTGAGAATGCCCATCGGCTCCTCCTCTGGATCGGATGGCCGGGGATCAGCGGGCCTTGACCGCGCCGATGTAGTCGACGGTCATGGTGCGGGCGTTAGCGTCGCCGTTCTGGATGGCGAAGCTGATGGTCAGGTCTTCGTCGTCCGGCAGGTTCGTGGTGGCGGAGGTGCCCTTCTGCACCCCGTCCACGAAGTAGGCGATCGAGGAGATGCCGTCGTAGTAGAAGCCCAACTCCACGAAGGTGTCGGCCGTCACCGTCGAGACCGCCGTCGCCGTGGTGGCGGTGCTGTCCTTGATGACCACGAAGTCGATGTCGGTATCGCCATCGTCCTTGCGGAAGTACACGCCGTCCGTCACCGCGAGCGGGGTGGTGTCGGTGATCTGAAGGCCGACCACGAAATCCGACTGCGTGGCCTCGGAGACCTTGAAGCGGGCGGCAAACCAGAGCGGCTTGCCCGATGCGAAGCGGAAGCTCTCCCCCACCTTCTGGAGGGCCACGAGGTCGTTGTCGGCCGTGGTGTTGGTCAGCAGCAGCAGGCCGCCGTCGCCGTCCGTCAAAGCTTGGGTGGCGCCAGCCTGCGTCTCGGTGACGGTCCAGTCGCCCGCCACGTAGGTGTCGAAGTCATTCCAGTAGGTGTGCACGCGGTTCGGGGCCGGGAACGGCAGCATGCCGAACAGGGCGTTGGGAGCGGCGTTGGTGACGCCGGCGGGGAAGCGGGCGGGAGCGGCCATGGTGATGGTCCTTCATGCTGAGAGCGCCGAGAGGCGCGGGGGGTGACCCCGCGCTCCCAGGCATGAAAAAAGCCGCCCTGAAGGCGGCCGGTCGGAGGTGATGCGCCCCGGGCTTACGCGCCGGGGGAGCCGAAGAGGGCGCGCCAGTCGGCCCAGCCGAACGAGTACCGCTCGTACTTGGCGTACTTGCCGTTCTTCGTGTCGAAGTCGTTGTCCATGGCGATGTCCTGGATGTCGCGCTCGAAGTGGATGAGCCCATCCTTGGCATCGGTCCGGATGAACCACGCGTCCGGGTCGGTGAAGTAGTGGTTCACCTTGGCGCCCTCCGGCAGGAGGCCCATCGCCCGGATCGCGTTCACGGCGTTGTTGGCCGTGTCGTTCTGGAGGGTGGACTTCAGGATGCGGGTGGCGTTGAACGCGTTGTTCGGCGCGATGTGCAGCGACTTCGGCTTCAGCGCGATCTTCAGGCCGCGGTCGTCGGTCGCCTGCATGATCTGGATGATCAGATCCTCGATGGCGACCTCGGACAGGTCCGCCGCGACCGCCAGCACGTTGGACTGGTTGCCGGCCAGGGTCGGATGGTCGGAGACGATGAGGGCCTTGCCGTCGCCGCCGGTGAAGGAGGTGTTGTAGGCGCGGTTGTAGATGTTGGCGCCGACGTTTTCGCGGGTCTGCCGCATCGAGCGGGCCAGGGAGCCGGAGCGACGCTTGCCGACCTTCTCGTACAGGTTGTCCTTGAACTCCTCGTAGGTGACGATGAAGCCCAGGGAGTAGGCGACGTGCGTGAAGCGCGACACGAAGCCCTGCTGCGTGCTGTCGTAGGAGATCGGCGCGCCCTGGTTCTTCACCGGGGCCAGGCCGAAGCCGCGCTCCTGCACCAGCTCCTCGTAGTTGCGGTCGGACGTGTCGACCTCGAACAGGTCGGTGTACTCGGTCTTGTGGTCCTCGTAGGCCGCGCCGAACCACGACTTGACGCCGGGCCAGAGGGCCTTGGGGAAATTGCCGGTAGTGATGACGCCGGTCATGGGTCAGCCCTCCTTAGACGCCGGTGAGGTTGCGGGACTGGTGCAGGTTGAACGACACCAGCCACTTCGCATTGGTGCCGATCTCGTTGTCCTCCTGGTTCAGGAGGCGCTCGATGCGGCACTGGAGGGTGTTGGTGGTGTTCGCGGTCGAGCTGTCGAGCTGGAAGCCGGACAAGCCCGTGGTGGTGGACCCGGCGCCGGCCACGAAGTCGGCGTTCTGGCCGACGTTGGTGGCCGCCAGGGCGCCGCCGGCGCTGTCCTCCTGGATCGCGAACAGCAGGTTCGGATCGTCGGCGACCAGCACGTACCGCGCGGTCGAAGCCGGGCGGTAGGTCAGGGTGAGGTTGTCCGGGTCCGGCGCGAACCCGACGACGACGCCCGAGGTATAGGCGCCGGAGCCGGCGGTGGCGCGGGTGATGGTCGGGATGCCGCGGCTGTCCGCCGAACCGGCGATGATAACCGGGTCGCCGACATAGAGCGCGGTGCCGTCCGATGCCGGCACGTAGTAGGTGTTGACCGCCCCGTTGTAAGGGGCGCCCGAACGGTAGCAGACCGGGGAGAACCCGGTCGCGGCGTTGACGTTCGCCATGGTTCAGTCTCCGTGATGGATGGGGGATCGGGGCGGCAGAGGGGTCAGGTGCGCGAACCGCCGGTCGAAACCGACATGTTCTTGGCGTAGAAGTTGCCCCCGTCGCCCTGGGACTCGGTGCCGTTCAGCATCGCCTTGTCGACGCCCGTCTGCCCCGTCTTGGACAGGGCGGCGGTGTTCCGCAGGGCTGCGTCGAAGTCGTCGGCCGGCTTCTGCTTGGCCTTCTGGTCTTCGTCGTAGAACGCCTGGGGGACCTCCATCAGGAACGCCTTCATAGGGGTGCCGTCTTCCTTGCGGCCGACGAAGCGCTCGACACGGGCGCCGGGCCCGTCCGTCTTGATCTCGTCGGTCACGAAGTCGTAGCCGCCGGCCTTGGCGCGGTGGATGCGGTCGGCGTCGTCGTTGATCCAGCGACGGACGTAGCCCTCTCGCGTCGGGGCCGAAAGCTTCTGCTGGGGGGTGCCGAGCGGGATGCGCTCGCGGCGCCCTGTCTCTGCCCGGGTCGCGGGCCGTGCCTCACGCGTCATGGGGTGCTCCTTGCCTCAGGAAAGGTACTGCTTGGCGTATTCGGCGCGGCTCTTGACCACGCCCGCCTTGATGAGCCGGTCGCCCATCGCCTTCACGTCGTCGGGCAGGGTGTCCCAGCCGCCGGCCGTGCCGCCGCCGCCCGACCCGCCGCCCTCGACGGCGTTGGGGGCGGTGCGCTTGGGGTTCTCGAACTTCTCGGGGAACCGCTTCTCCACCTCCTTTCGAACCCGCTTCAGGTTCTCGGTGATGGACAGGTCGGGTTCGTCGCGAAGCAGCTCGCCGTGGAGTTCCGTGGCGAAGGCGCGCATCTTGGCGTCCTTGCCGAACCAGGGGTTCTGCTCGACCCAGGCGGTGATGGCAGGATCGGCGGCGGCGGCGGCCTTCTTCGGCGCTTCCGGCTTCTCCTCCTCCAGCTCCTTGATCTCCTTCTCGATGGCCTTCACGGCCTTCACGTCGCCGGCCTCGATGGCTTCGTCGCGCTTGGCCTCGCGCTCGGCAATGGCCTTCTCGACCGCGGCACGCTCGCGCTTCGCCTGGCTGGCCGTCATGTCCTTGAGGATGCCGGTCAGCTCCTCGACCTTGGCCTCCAGCTTGCGGTTGGCAGCCTTCACGATGGGCAGCAGCGTCTCGCCCTTCTTCACGAAGGTCTCCGCGTCGACCCACTTCTCCGGGGCGCCGCGCCACTCCTCCTTCGGAGACCAGCCCATCTCGCGGGCGCGGCTCTCCACCTCCGGGTCGGCCTGGGTGGCCTCCGGAGCCGTCACTTCCTCGGTCATGTCTCTCTTCCTCGGGATATGCCGCTTCGCGCGGCGGGTCAGGCGCGAATGATCGCGCAGATGTCCTTGTCGACGCAGAGCCGGTACAGGTCGGAAATGTCCCCGGCCTTCGGGGGCTGGCCGCTGTACTTGCTGACGATGACCCGGTCGCCGGGTTGGGGAATGCTGCCCTTCCAGTCCTCAAAGGCGTTCCCGCCCACGGCAATGAGCGTGGCGTACGTTTCCGCAGCCTGCTGACGCTCCTTGGCCTGTTCCGGGATGTAGATGGAGCCCCGCTTCTCCTCGACGGGATCGAGGCGAACGAGACACTTGTATTCGACCGGCACCAGGCCGCTCGTGTTAAGCGGCTTGGGCTCGACCGCCGTGGGTCGGCTGGACCACATGGCCTCGGAGTCCGCCAGTTCGCGGCGGATGCGCTCCCGCTGCTCAAAGGTCAGGGGTTCATTCGTCTTCTGCTCGTCCATAGAATGCCTCGATGTCCTTTGCCTCTAAGGTCGCCATCTCCTCAAGGAGCTGGCATTGCGCCTGGGCCTCCGCCCATGCCTCCGGGGACAGGTTGCCCTTCCCCCACGCCTCCAGCAGAGAATGCCGGAAGTCCCTCAGATACCGGCGGAACACCTGCGTCACCGGGTCCTGCGTCCATGCCCGCCAGAGTTCCGGGTCCAGTCGGTCCATTCGGCGTCATCCCCTGTAGCGCGGCCATGATCTGGTCCAGCCGGCTCGCCATGCCGGCCATCTGCATGCGCAGCATCTCGGTTTCGGTGGCGGTCTTCTCGGCCTGCGCCATGTCCTTGGCGGCCTTGGCCTGGCTCTCCCGCGCCTCCAGCCCGCCCATGACCTCCTGGGCCACCTGCTGCGGGTCGGGCGGCGGGGTCAGTATCTTCTCGGGCTCCTCGATGTTCGCGGCGGCGAACACGCGCTTGAGGATTTCCTCCGCATTCACCCCCGGCATGCCGATGAAGCCCTTCAGGAACTCCGCCCGGACGAGCTTCTGCATGTCGCTGACGGAGGTGGGGTCGGACACCGGCACGATGTCCATGCCGCCCAGCGCGTAGTCCTCGCGCGCCACGGCCTGCGGCGTGTCGAGGACGGTGAAGTACTCCTCCTCCTCCATGTACCGGGCGTTGAGCTGGTACAGCAGCGAGAGTTCCCGCTTCAGGGCGCGGTGGATGCGCTTGAAGATGGCGGTGAAGGTCTTCATGCCCTGTTCGATCAGGGCCAGGGTCGTGGTCGCCGGCATGGTGGACGACCCGCGGCTGTCGCCGCTCAGCACGTCCTTGACCGACGCGATCTCCTTGCCGGCCTCGATCAGCAGCCCGAGGAGCTGGAACAGGACCGCGCTCGGCTCGCGGATGGGCAGCGGCACCAGATTGTCCTTGATGGCCGCCCCGGCCCCGTCCACCGGCTTCCATTCGCCGGGGGAGAACCGCAGCGGCCCGCCCTTCATGCGCAGGCCCTTGCCGATGAACCCGCCGCCCGTGTTCGCCAGGGTGCCGGCATCCAGCAACTGGTTCAGGACGGTGTTGACCGCCTCGTTGATCGGGTTCAGCAGCATCCCGAACCCAACGTCGTAGAAGCTGCCGTCCGGCGCCGGGATGAACGGGTACTTGACCCAATACTGGATCGGCACGATGCGGGCGACCTGGCCGCGGGCGTTCATCATCACCCCGTCCGCGTCGAAGCGGGCGACGATACGGACGACCTGCTGCGTCTCCTTGTGGACGGTGACGACGTAGGGCTCGGGGTAGCCGTCCCGGTCCAGGTCCCAGAGCCGGTGCTGTTCCAGGAACTCGTGCGGCGCCTCATCGTCCTCGCTGCCGTTCTCGGCCATGCCCAGAGGCACGTCGCGGAACACGCCGGTGCGGATGCGCTCGGTGATCTGGTACGGGTAGAGCTTCAGGAGATGGGTGACGCGCGGGGCCGTGTCGATGCTCTTGGCCCAGTAGTTGACCACGCAGTCCATGGCGGACACGAGGTGCGAGCAGTTCCGCGCGAGCGTGCGGTCGAAGTAGGCCTTGCGGAAGGCGCAGCCGACGATGGGGAGCTGATGCAGGAGCTTGTCGGTCTCCTCCTCCCACTCCTCCATCTGGTCGGTGAGCTGCCAGGACATGTGCGTGGCGACGCGGTCGGCGCGGGCGCGCTTCAGGCCGGCCCCGACCATGGCTGGCTGCCCGGTCTGCGGGTCGACCTGCTCCTGTCCCGCGTCGCTCCCCACCACGACGCCCTTGACCACGTCCCGGCCGGAGACGATGGCGGGGTAGGCCCGGGCCGCGAACTGGATCGCCGCCACGGTCATCAGCGGGTACTTGACGTTGGCCGCGTTGGGCCACGGGAAGGTCTTGGACTGCTGCACCTGCAAGGCCAGGTCCATGGCCGCCTTGGTGCGCTTCTTCCACTCCGCCCGGCTCGTCTCGTCGATCTCGTACTCCCGCACCACGCGGGCACCGAGCTTGCTCAGCTCCGACACGCCGTCCGGCTGCTGCTCGAGCAGCATGGCGACGTTCGGGCTGTCGACGAAGCTCATAAGCATCGCGTGCGAGCCGCGGACCTGCCGCTCGAACTCCGACACGCCCTGCGCCGCGGGGTCCTCCCCCAGGGCGGGGTCAGTATCCGCCGGCAGCGCTGCGTCCGGTGTCGTCTGAAGTTCCACGGTCCACCCCGTCCCACAGCTCGTCATCGGCGCGCTCGCGGACAGCCTGGACAGCCATCCGCATGTCGTCTGCCGAGAGGTTCAGCGCCTGCCCCACCTGGTCCTGCGGATAGCCCCGCCGCAGCATCGCCACGGCCTCCCGCAGCATCCCGCGAGGCCGACCGTCGATCAGCGCCAGCCGGTCAGTAACCGCCTGTGCTGGAGCGCCCCTGCTCGTGCCAATCGTCATAGTCGTCTTCGCCCGTTGGCTTCGTGACGGCGAAGCGCAGCATCATCAGCGCGTAGCGCGAGGCGCTCATCAGGTCGTCGCCTTCCTTGACCACCTTGCCGTCCTTGCGGTGGTACAGGCGGAACTCGTGGAACCAGTCCCCCAGATGGCGGAACACCTTGAACCGGCCCGTTTGCATCCGGTCGAGCATGTCGAACAGCCCAGCCTCGACGCCGTTGGAACCGTCCGGGAACGTCGCCCGCTCCCACAGCATGGCGAGACCCTGGGCCCGGTACTGCGCCGCCAGTTGTTCGCCCGATCCCTTGTCGTGCTGCAACCCGTCGTGCGGCCATGCCCAGGGCAGCCAGTTCCCCCAGGACTTCAGGGCGCCCGCATGCTGAAGCGGCGTCTGCTCTCTCACCCTGTGCGCCTTGGTGACATAGACCGTGTCGGTGTCGCGGTCGTGGACCAGCTCCACCGCAGCGAAGGGATGGTCCCACCCGAAGTCCATGCCGCCGATCCGGGGCCAGTGCGACGGGGGCTCGAACGGTTCGACCTGCAACCACTCCTCGGGCACCGGGAAGATGCGGCCCGAGCCCAGCACGGGAATGCCCTTGGCCCGGGCCTCCCGCTCGTGCGGGGGGTAGCTGGCAATGATGCGGGCCTTCTCCTCCGCAGTGTAGTGCTCGGCATCGTCGATGGTCATCTGCACCACGCAACGATCCGGACTGCTCTCCTCCAGGAAGCGGCGGACCACCTCGGACATACCCAGCAGCGGCGTGAAGGTCATATAGACCATGCCACCCGTGGCGTTCGTGCGGGTCAGCCCCTCCGTGTAGATGTCCTGCGGCGGCTCCTCATCAAACCACACGCAGTCGAGCGTCTCGCCCTGCCACTTCTCCCGGCCCTTCTCGTAGCTCTTGAAGGCCAGGATGGAGACGCCGCCCGAGGCGTGCTTGACCTGAACCGTGTCCACCGCGTCGGCGATGCCGCGGGCGGCCGACGTGCCGATGATGTCCGCCTTCGGGATCGAGCCCGTGCCGATCTGTCCGGGCCGGCCCAGAAGGATGCGTTGGGTGGTGTCCCGAACGCTCTCCCCGGTGACACCGGACGCCCACATGACGATAGGCCTGTCCCAGCGCCGCCCCTTCCACCAGTCAGGATAGCGACCGGTGAGGTGCATCGCCGCTTCGAACCCGCCGGACCAGGTCTTGCCGAGCTGGTTGCCGGCCATGAACAGGCGCTCGCGGTACGAGACGCCTACGTCGTGGAACTCCCTCTGCTTGGCATAGGGCCGGTACGCCCCCAGCCGGTTAGTGTCGCGTCGTGCCTTCTGGTGTTGGAGCGCCTTCAGAAGCTCCGCCTTCAATTGCGAGGTCGAGAGCGGCTGCGAGCTGTCGGATGCGCCGGTCAAGCTGTTCATCGGTCAGGTCTTCCAGCGGGTCCACCTTGACATTCAGTTCCTTCGGCAGGATCGAGGCGCACACCTTGACGTAGGCTACCGGGTCCTCTTTGCGGACCTGTGCAATGGTCGCTACGCCGTGCTCGTCGAAGTCGTCGGCTAGCGCCTGTAGGAACGCCTCCCCAAGACGGCTGCGAGCGCCCTTGGGCCGACCGGCGGGGTTCCCGGACTGACCCGGTTGAAACGGCCTGCCGCGCTGCTTCTGCGCTGTATCATCAGCGGCCGGGGTCGGAACGGCCTTGGTGCGCTTCGATGCCATGCGCCTTACTCGACGATGGGCAGCACGCCCTCATCCTTGCACCGCTCGTAGAGCCACCAGATGGCCAGCCCTTCGGTGATGAGGGTGAGGGATATGCCGATCACGATGCCGGCGGAGAGGAGGAGCCAGACCATCAGCTCATAGCCCATTGCAGGTCCCTCACCAGGGCCTCCAGCCTCTCCCGGTCGGCTTGATCCGGTCCGGGATAGGGAGGGATGGGCTTGGGCTCGGGAGGTTGGTGGGGACAGTGGGGGTGGGGGCAGCGGATGGGGGTGGTCAGTGTCATCGCTGCATCGTCCCGACCACCAGGGCGGCCAGCAGGGCTGTGCCGAGGCGCCGGCGGTTGCGGTGGGCGACGG